AAAACAGCCCTAGAAGCTTCTAGGGCTGCGAAAGACCAAGGGTATACGAAAAAAGGCTATACTGGCCCTATAAGAAGGTAGAAAACAGCCCTAGAAGCTTCTAGGGCTGCGAAAGACCAAGGGTATACGAAAAAAGGCTATACTGGCCCTATAAGAAGGTAGAAAACAGCCCTAGAAGCTTCTAGGGCTGCGAAAGACCAAGGGTATATGAAAAAAGGCTATACTGGCCCGAAGGAAGACCGTATAGCCTTAACTTACAAGGTTGTAGCAATTCTACCAGCGAAGAGTAAGCAAGGTGCTAATCTGGGCATCATACCTATAGCCTTGGTCGAGTCTGGAACCATATACCCATTTCCATCCATTGACTCGAACATCAGGATAGAATTTCCAGACCCTAGCGAACACACACCGGTATTCCATCTCATACCCCAGCCCCAAACTCCCTCCTGTTAATCCCAATCCAAACTCATTCCTGCTCATCCACTCAGCCTTAGATCGCAAGGCAACAATCTCACTCTCTCCAGTCTTAGTATCAATAACAGAACTGATGTGGGTTGTGCCGCTGTCATCCTTCAAGGTGGCAGCAGCAGTCACCTGCTTAGTGTCATCCTTGGCTATCTCTTTTGAGACAGCATGACGCTCCAGCAAGACCTTCTCATCAAGACCTTGGATGGTATCTGTCTCCATGCTGATGAGAGTCTTTGGTACATCCTTCTGAGCAGTCAGTCCATCAACCTTCTTTTCAGAGCAAGAAGGAATATACAAGCCCAGACCAAACCCGATGAGAAGACTTACCAAGGAGAAGCTAAGAAGCTGGCGCACTGGGCTCCTCCTTGAGTGGAGTCTTTACTGTCTCCACTTTATTATCATCTCCTACATCTATAACTTTCCCTGGCTCTTGAGTGGTTATGTTCTTTTCACCAGCACGAATTGCACCGGCGAAAAAACCACAGATGACAGCAGCCAGTTTTATGGTCTTTACTGAAGTTGGCATGTCAATTACTGCTGCGATCTGATCAGCAAATGCAATCCCTGAGGCTGCAAACATGAGCATTGCGCCACGTATCCAACCAGTAACTGCCCCTTCATCAAACAAAAACGATCTGATCAACCTCTTGATAAGCGGTATCATCTTTGTCCTCCTTAGATTTTGTTGACTTGATTCTTGAGTGCCTTTGCTCCTCTGTTCATAAACCACCGGTCAAAGATAATGCCTGCTACTGCTCCCACCACAAACACAGTAATGTAAATAATCATTTGTAAATCCTCCTTATAGTATTATATCTTCGCTCTACATCATCAGGTCTTTTAAATCCCCAAGGAAGTGACATCTTAAAGGCTCGTATCATCTCAGGAGCAACTTCAATGGTTTGCTTCTTCAGCCATTGATAGAGCTTTCCTCCTCTGCTCATATAGAACTGGTTGTGGTAGTCTGCTATGTGAAGGAAAGACTCCTCAGATGCAAACTCAACACCAATCTCATTACACAGGAGAAGAGGGAAGTCAAGACACTCTTGCAACTGGCGCCGGTCCCACCGATCCACAGTGTCCTTATTATTCTGGAGCTTGCTGTCCATATGATTCATAGATGTACTGCCAGTTTGGTCTCTTAGGTCTTTGATCTGATCACTGGTAAAGTCCATCTCTCGAAGAGCAAGAACAGCATTTGGATTATTAGCTATGTCATACTGACAGATGCCAAAGCTCCATCCACTCTTGCCAGTCCTCACTCCATCAGGATCAGAGAACTTATATATGTGTTCCTTATTACCCCCAAGCTCATTAGCTACAATAATCTCATGGAATAGTTCTTTCATTGGCTCACTGATGTTTGTTATCTTCATCTTGCTCCTCCTGATAGAAGTACAGTCACAACAATCCCAAGAGCAGTAGCCAGGAATGTTATGATGCCTGATGTTAACCATGATGGTCTTTGTGAAAAACGATCTAGCTTGTCAAATATCTTTGCAAGAATATTCTCCAAGTTTACAATCCTCCTTTCATCACTCTCATGTCGAAGCTGGCATGCCTCTGGATTGTAATGCTCTTCCATTTATTTTCTCCCTTGATTGTATTTTAACTGATCCTAAATCCTTGAAAATAACTTTCATCTTGTGTTGGCGCTACTTTTGGTATGCTTGATTCCCTACCAATTGAGAATCTTATGGAAGCATAATCAGTAGTTCCATTCATATCCATAATACAGGAACCATGGTATGTGCTATAATCCATATTTGCATCTGCACTTTGCTGAAATGTTAAAGTCTTTACTGCTACACCATTTTTTGATAGTCTCATAATATTTGTTGAAGCTATATTTGCCCATGAAGTCATAGCAAGACTTCCTATAATGAAATACTTTCCAGGTGCTTGTGGAGTAAATCTTCCTGTTGTTATATTATATGATGCTCCTAAATCAAATTCTTCAGAATTAAAAATTATTTCATCAACTGTTCCAAACCCAGTTAAATCGAATGCTGATCCAGACCGATAAGCACTAAATGCCTGATTAGCAATTATATCAACTGGAGTAAGGATATTTGCCAGCACTGTCTTCAAAGCAGCAAAGTTAGCATCGCTGACAGCATACCCCTTAGTAGCTAGCATCTCACCCATGGCTGCCACAAAGGAAGACATCTGGTATGCGAACTTGTTGAATACTTCCTTGTTGAATACTCCTGCTTGTGCTCCATCTGCTCGAAAGGAATCAGCAAGGTAAGCAGCATCATCTTCCTGATTATTACCGTTTGGGTTGAACTGTTTGAAGTTTGTTGATCCAGGCATGTTATAGTCTCCTCTTAGGTAAATTTACCAGCATCAAGTCCTGATATGTATGCATTGTTAAAATCAAATCCGAAGTAAGGACCAGCACCAAAGTCATATGTATACTGCACTCCTTCTGGCCTTGGTACTATTAATCCATTATTTATGAGATCAACTATGATAGAAGAAAAAGATCCATACATAGTTATAACAGCTGACATATTAAGGCTATCATTTATGATAATAGTTCCACCAGGGAATATCTCCTGCCATATAGGAATAAGGCTCTGTGTCTTCCCATCCCAATGGTTCCATGCCACCTTGACCTTGAGTAACAGCCGGTAAGTTTCATCATCAAGAGTAGCACTACTGCCATCAGTAGGTTGGAATGACATAATGCGAGACTGTCCAAGTATCACACCAAGAGCATCAAGCTGCTTCCCTATGGCTAAGTCAATATCAAAATATTCCCATAGGTCATTAATCAAGGAGGTAGCATCTTCGATCTTCTGAATATGGTTTGCCAGATGTGCCATGAACTTAGATGACATCTGGTATTGAGAAGATATGAGTATTGAATAGTCAGTTGTCATTCTATACCTCTGTTATGACTATATTATTGACATCTCCCTGTGCAACTTCATCATAAGCAATAGCTATGGTTGCAGTTGAAGTTCCAGGAAGACCAGTCTTGTTTGCCAGTACAGTCGTAATAGAGAAAGCAGGAAGCAAAGGATTGCCTTCAGGATAAGTCATAGCAGCCCAATACAGGAAGGAGTTTTCAATATCATCTCCGATCTGCCTTGAGTTTATCATAGCTGCTATCCAGAACTTAACAAGCTCAGCAGTATCAGTGGTCCATCCTGCAAGCGGGTGAACGGTTACTGTCACAAATATTGGAACTGCTGTGGGGCGGTGGAACTTAACATCCATAGTGGCAGCAGTAATGGGGTCAGTCACAACCACAGTAACTTCCCCATTCATAGCACACCCAGGAGTCTTGTTGATGAAGATAGCCTGAGCAACATCTTCATCAGTGCCACCTTCAACCACAGCAGCAATACAATGACGAGGTATGCCATCAGCATCAGTGGCATCTGTATAGTTCTCATAGACCTTATGGCGAGTAACACCATCTATGATAGCTAGAGCAGATGCAGTGCCAGCAACCAAGCTCTGAGAAGGAAGGGAAACGCTCTCAGACTGACGAGCTTTCAACTGAGTGTCAGTTTCAATCGGTTCACCAGGAGAGGCAGCAGCAGCGTTGGTGACAGAAGTCCATCCATATGTAGGAGTAGAGATAATGGATAAGTTACCAGCAAGTGCTGTGACTGTGCCAATCTCCTGACAGGTAGCAACTACATCAACAGTTCCTCCTCCACCTATAGTAACCAGAACAGGCAAGTCCCACTTCTTGCCATTTATGTCTGTTACTATTCCATTATTGATTACTGTACCGGCTGTACCTGTTAAGGTAACAGTACATATTGAATAGGTGGCAACCAATCGTGAAAGACCATTTAGCTTGACAATAGCATCCAGAGCAGAACCAATAGAGGTCTGAGGACTCCGGCTATTGTAAGCCAACTGAGTAGCCAGCATACAGTCATATACCTTCAGAGCGAACACAGATATGAACTGATAGTCTGCTGTATCAGTCTCAAGGTAAATATCCTGACCATAGATCGTTTTGGCTTGCTCAATAAGATCATCCAAAATATCCTGGTAGGAAGGGATAGTCAACCCAGATTCATCGATGTATGGAGCAACGTATGCCATTATGTGACTCCTTTAGTTGGATATACCAACAGATCCAAATTGAGTATTTACTACAGCACTGAATGTATATGCTCTTGAGCTAGAGTCATATGTGCTGGTAAGAGATTCAATGCCAGTTACATATTGTGTCTTAAGGATTCTCTGCTGAATAAGATTATCCACAACAGTTTTGCTATTCCTTTGTCCCAATATTGACTGCCAAAGGGGAAGGCCATCAGCAGTATCTTCCCACCATTCCCCCATAAGGAGAAGCAGCCTTGACTTGATGATCTGAACCACAGCATCAAGGTCTTCAATATAATCACTCTTCCCTTGACCAAAGACAGGTTCATAGTCAGCATCAAGTCTTCTCACTCGAATAGTGCTCATTTATCCCGCCTTTGTTTTAGTTGTGCTGTAGTTTGCAAGAATAGGAGTCATGAGAACAGCAGGGACGCCAGTGACTCCTCCACCTGCAACTACACCAGAATGAGTATGGGCATCATAGAGAGTAGCAAACCTCTCATCAATGAGCTTCTTCAAGGCAGCAGCATTACTAAGTTCTACAGTATCAGCAGATACCACAACCTTAGCAGCTTCAACTCTTACCTTAACAGTGCCAGCTGCATTCCTTAGTTCTGCTGCTGTAGTGCTGTAAGAGGTTATGACAGCCGGTTGGCTCTTTACTCCACAGATAGCAAACCCATCACTTAGATCGTGGCGCCGTCTATCCATCTGGTTCTGTACTCCCCCAGACTGGTACCAAGCATCAAAGCAATTGTCCCCAAAGATGACAAGGCACTCATCCCCAGCAGTCACAGGTAGAGTAAGAGAGAATCCACCAGCACTCATTGTGATGACAGGAACATCAACCAGAATAGGAATTTCAATATCTTCAACTTCGCGTGATTCTGAGTTCAATACTTTCTCTCGAATGGCCAATCTGACTGTGGCTGTCTGCTTGGCAGCATCGAAGCTCTGTATTATTCCAGGAGCAGCAACCCGTAAGGAAGAAGAGAAGCCATCAAACATCTTCCGAAGGAACTCAAGTTCATCCTGGAGTCTTTCAGGTACAGTTATCAATTTGTATTCTCCTTGCTGCTTCTTACAAAGTCTGGTATAGCTTCTCCAGAAAGACCAAGAGGAGCCTTACCACCTTTGTTAAGACATATAGCATCAGTGTACCATTCCTGACCACGAGTGTCGCCGGTATGAGTTACCCCAATAACTATACCAAACATGTCCTGGTCAAGCATAGATATATACTGTCCTTGTATAGCTTTCTCCTGCTGTATGATGGAGTGATCTAGCTTTATCCTCATACAAGGATTTGTTAGTCTGATGTCAGGATTGAGAAGACATCTGAACCTGAATCCATTTTCAATCTGCTGAGGTGTTCCTATGAGTCCAGTTTCAGGAGTAATGACAAGAGCTTCATCCTGAGAGACATCAGTCACTTTCATGACATCAAGCTTCCCATCATTAATATAGAATTGAGCACTATTATCCAAGGATATTTCCCGTGCCTTATCTCTCCAATCACCAAATACAATCTTACCTCTGGGTGCTTGTCCCTTCTTTAGATCGTCAGTTATATGATTGATGGGTATTGCTGTCCTTGCGCTCTTTGCCATATTTGTTATTACAGCATTGTAGTCATACCCAGCACCCATAGCAAAGTTGACAAAATTCATATGAAGAAGACTGTCCCCATCAATACAATGAAGTCCTAATTTATAATCAACTACATTCTCCCGGTCCCAAAGAGGCTGGAATATTTCACCATCAAATATCTTGCCATATGCTCCACTCTCATATCCAGCCTCAACTATAACTCTATTCCCTTCTCGAATGATAGCTGTCTCAGACTCTGAAGAAAGGTTATAGATCGTAATGCTGGCATAGTTTACTGACTGAATGGCTTTCTTCTCAATGGTAAAAGTGCATCGAAGATCAGAGACATCAAGAGAAGTGTTGTCATTGTCAGCTATCAGTATCCGATATTTGCGAAGGTAGTTGTCCATTAAAACACAGTATCTCCCCACACAAGAATAAAGTCAGTCCCAAGGTTGCTGTCAGTTGGATACTCTTCTTGAGTATGGCTTGCATTTATTAGGTAAGCACTGCCAATCCTCAAGTATGAATATTGCCCAAGGATATTCATAGAAGGGAGGAGAGGAATTGAATCAAGGATGGTAACATTGGTGCTTGGATTTAAGATTGTCATGACCCAATAGCCAGCAACCTCATTGAAGATAATCTTGAATCCAAGGGTAATGTTTTCCCCGTCAACTGTAAGGGTTGATTGAAAGGTCTGGTTAGGATCACTTGTCAGGGGAAGTATTTGTCTCATTTATAATCCCATCTCAGACAGGGCACTGCCAAGCTCAGCAGTCATAGGCTTTGGCTGCTTAACACCCTTCTTAGACTGCCCACTTGTCTGCGGTCTTGAGCTTACCCTTACTACCTTTACCTGTGCTGATATGATCTGCTTAAAGGTAACTGAACAACGCAGACCTTCAATAGTTTTGTAGTCATCAGGAGTCTGTATGTTCTCAATGACCATGTTCTCATAGAAGTTCAAACGAGTCTCAACAATAACCGGCTGACGTTTGTATTGAAGCTCTTTTAACTTCTGAAATGCTGATATTGACTTGGTGCTATATTCTTTCCACCGATCTGGCTGGTAACTGTCCATGACATCAGACATGCCAATCTCAAGTACAACACGTTCAGGAAGTACATAGGAATGGTCAGCTATATTGGCACCATTCTGTACAGGGTGCTCTGTTATTCTTAAAGAGGTTGTGTGATTAGTCTTCAAGATAGCATCGAAGACATGCACAGTTCCACCTGCTTCAATGATTGAAGTCTGTGCTGATGGAGTCCACTGAGGTGGACGATAGGGAGTCTTTTGAAGCTCCACCTCTGGCGGTCTTTTCTTTAAGAGCTTCCATACATTCCAGATCGCATTAATTGCTGCCCATGCGGTGGAAGCTCTTGTTACTGCAGTTGGAAATCCCATTATGGCCTCGCAACCTGCCTTGTATTAAGAGAAAGACGTTCACCAGCACTTATCACACCATCACGCACAGACTTGAATATGTCCTGGGTTGTAGCATTTGAGCCTTGTACATTTACAGTAACCCCACCCACATTGATGTCTGTCTTCTGGCTTCCTCCCAAGGTAGGCATACCGGCTGACTGCTGAAGTCCTTGTGATGTCATCGTCTGATAATTGCTTGTGGCACGAACAGCACCAGAAGCCATAGTTGTCATTCCTTCTGCTATCTTGCCAGGAGTGGTCTTTGAACCTTTTGTACTGAATCCTTCAATGCCAGACCAAGCACCAGCAACATCATCCACAATCTCTGAGATGGTCTTCTTGTTAGTTCCTTCGATCTTGCCATAGAGATTATCTATGAGCACCATGGCAGATACAATCCCACGAGTTATGAAGTCAATAGCCTTAGTCATCAAGCCCCAGATGGGAGCTAGAGTCTTGCTGCTCTTCCTTCCATCTATATAAGCATAGAAGTCATCAATGAGAAGCAGCAAGGCTGACACGATCTTTATAGCAGGAGAGATAGGAGCAAACGCCACAGCAAATGCTATTGCTACCTTCTTGCCCCAGTCTGGCATCATGTCCCATATCTCTTTGAAGCCCATGAAAAGGTTTTTGACAAAGCGAAGAGCAGACCCAATAAGCTGGATGACTACTGCTATGATCCTTGCTACCTTCTCAGACCACTCAGGCATGTGGGCTTGGATCCAATCATTCATACCGGAAAGACCAGCCTTGATCTCCTTGAGAGGACCGGCTAGATACTTGAACAACTGGTGCCCAATCCACTCCATGCCATATGTTATTTCAATCTGAAGACGCTTGAACTCAAACTGGATGGAGCGTATATACTTCAGCTGGGCCTCTGCTTCTTTTGGAGTCTCCATGCCTCTGGCCTGAGACTTGAGTGCAAAGAACTTCTCCCTCAACTCAGGCATCCAAGCAATGTCTTCTAAGGACTCACCAAGGGCATCAGCAGCAATCTTCATCTCCTTTGCTGCATCCTTGGACATGAACATGTGCATGGCAAACTTCTGGTATTCAAGGTCAGCATCAGCTATCTTATTCATCAAGCTGATAGTGGCAAACCCGATAGAAGCAAGGGCAGAAGTCACAATAGTGGTGGCCTTGAGATACTCCTTGGCCATACCGGTGGTGTGCTTCTCCACCTTGTCATCTACGTCCTTGAGTGCTTTATTGAACTTGGCATAAGAGGACATGTCCAGTTCAAACCCAAGGGATACCAGATAGCTTTTCAAGACATCAAGACCGTTCATGCTTGTCCTTTCATCATCTCATCCCATTCCTTAATGCGTCTCTGGTTTTCATTCTTTACTGTTTGCATTTCATGCCAGTCCAGAAGATCTGCAAAGGAATAAGTGCCATCAAAGACTTGGTGCTGCTGCCAAGCTCCTGCCATAAAAGGAGCATAGGCAAACATGTCTACTCTTTTGCACTGGAGAAGTTCAGGCCCTGCGCCACGTTCGCAAACCCCTTCAGCGTGGCTTCCTCGAAAAAAGAAGACACATTGAAGAATAGGGCATGGACAGTAAGAGCAAGAACAGTGCCAACATCATACTCCAGATCAGCAACTCCCCAAGCTCCACTCTCCATCATGACAGCCACAGGAGCCTCCACTGTACCGGCCATCTGCATCTCATGGCATACGCTGAGGCAATCCTTCTGTAGAGAAAGGAAGTCAGCCTTGCTCATAGAGGCACGGCTGGACATCATACCGGCCGCAAGAGCGTTTACATCAGGAGTCTCAGACTTCCCTCCCATAAGCTCTGCGATCATCGGCAGCATCTTTGTCATAACGGTGAATGCTATGTAGCTTCCTATTAAGGCATCGAAGCGTCCAATGCGGAACTTCTTGCCAGCTATTTCTACGATCTTGAATGGTTCACGTTTTGTGGTCATAATGTTATACCTCTGAGCAAGTACATTGCTCTGCTTGTGCCCAACCTCTTTCCTTATCAGAAAGACCTTGGCCAATTGGACACCTATCTCCCTTCATAACAGTACCTTTATGAGTAAGAGAGCAACCAGTGCTGCACCAAATGCCTTGTGTCATTTTGGCACACAATTCATTTGGTGTCTCTTGTCCTCTTGATGCATCTTTCGTCTTCCTCTTATGTGCCTCTTCCAAATGCATAAGTACACCCATGATAGTTCTCCTTTTATGCTGTCAAGCTATGTAACTCCCTGTCAGAGCATCAAACCGGCCAATGCGCCACTTCTTGCCTGCCAGTTCTACAATCTTGAATGGTTCACGTTTTGTGGTCATTTTATATCACCTTTTAACAATTCTGTATGTTCTCAATGGATGGCTTTGTTCTGCTTCCTTCTTGATTCTTTCAGCATCTGACTTTGTGCCAAAAACACGTTGATAATAAAACCAGGCACCAGTATAGCCAGCACTACCATATTTAACTTCAATGACAAATTCTGCATCAGCATCTTTCGTCTTCCTCTTATGTGCCTCTTCCAAATGCATAAGTACACCCATGATAGTTCTCCTTTTATGCTGTCAAGCTCTGAATGTCTGCTGCCATAAGCGTCCATGTCACCATCTGACCATGTGACTGATAGACCTTGTCAGGCACCTTCTGGAAGCTCATGCCCAGGAGCAAATGGCTTGTGCCATCAGCCGTATTGCGAAGGGTTGCACCCATCTGTGCCCACTGGTCAGCCGGTGCAACCATCAAGGCATTATAGGCAGCAAGGAGCCAGCGATGGACATTCGAGGTCTGCTGGCATTGGATCTGGATACTTCCATTGCTACCTGCGATCTTACTCACCATTACAGAGCCATCAGCAGCTACATCATGAGCAGTCTTGTCAGTAGCCATGGCCACCGTCACCTGCCCAACACCTTTCCCATCAAAGGAATAGGCACCCAGTTCAGGATGGGCCACTGCACCTGAAAGGTCAAGAAATGAATAGGTAGTATGCTTTGCCATTGTCTTCTCCTTTTCTTATGTTTAGCGATTGACGTACACGCCGATGAGTACGCTGTGGATTGCGCCAGCTTCCTTCACTGCTATGTAGATGGGAGGAGACTTGCGCAGCTGCCGATCTGCATCACTCTGGGTAGAAAGAGCAGCAGCCTGAACAAGATACCCGTTGGGAAGGAAGTCACCATTGTTCAGGTTGAGGATAGCATTGCCAGTCCACTGGCCAGCACCAAGGAACCCGATCACCTGAGCAATATCACATGCCTGATTGCAAGCATGGATGATCTGGTTGATACCAGCTTCTGTCTGGGGAACTTTCGGATTGCCATAGAGAAGATCCATGATATTAAGCTGAATGTTGTTCTTCAGCATGTCAAGGTTGATGATCTCATCGAAGAACTGCCCGTTGGCCATCTTTCCCTGCTCGAAAATGTTATAGTAGTTGCCATAGGAAAGGTAGAGGTTGCCATTGTTCCCTTCGATGGTGGCAAGGTCAGATGCTGATATTGCGTCTGTCAGCACACCAACCTCATTCTTGAATTTCAAGGTATAAGCAGAGTTTGCCAGGCCAGTGTTTGCTCCCATGGCATATCCAAGGATGGCAGCAATGGCATAGAGAGACTGTGTGGAATACTGCCCGATGGTACGGCTGAACCCTGCGTCCTTGAGGTACTCACAGAGATTGCCAGCCACACCATTGAGCACATCAGCATCAGCAGTAGTGTATCCATACACACTGGTGGGCTCTGCTGTCTCAATGTAGAGAGCTATTTCTTTATGATCTGCTGTAACAGCCTCAGTGGCCATAACAGCATACCACTCAGAACTTTCTATGCGACATGCTTGAATAGCCTCAAGGATAGACTCTCCAGCATCTACCATCCCGATCCAAACATACATAGGAGCAGGATCAGCAGCAAAGTAGAGTGCTGCTGCTATGTACTCAGGATCAGTGATGAGGAACCCGTCAGCCACCATGTCATCAGTGGAAGCATACTTCCTCAAACGATCTCCCACAGGGATTACAGCACTGGGGCCAACAATCAGAAGCTGATTGAAGGTTGCTCTTGGTGCTGCCAAGGGACTTACATATACAACTACTTGAACCAAACTGTCTAAACTGAACGTGGTAGGTGCGGCCATGGTATGTCCTCCTTATTCTATTGTAGTAATAATTGGTGAACCGTTCTCACCTTGTAGGTTAATTTCAGCACTAGCAATTGACTTCCCTGCTGTCTGTATTATAACAAGTTCATTGAAGAGCATTGTAAGGTCTTGCCTCTCCCACCATTGCTCTTCAAACTTCTCTGGCATCCTTCTTGGTGTAGGTACATCAGGAATAAGATATACATTACTTCTTGCAAGGATATCATGATACTCTTGAAGGAATATTTTATTCTTTATGGTACGAATATTGTCATATGAATTGGGACCATATACTTCCCAGTTGATTGAATTTACAATTGTGAAGCCTGTCTCTGATAGATTGTTTTCAGTATCGGTCTGTGTTATAACATCTTCACGCTGACGGTTATAAGGATTATCAATCTCGAAGCATTGAAGGAATATAACATCTTCAGTTATCTTCCATGCTGGTGAACCCTGCTGTGGCCATGCTATTCTTACCTTATAAGAAGAGGCGTCAAGAGCAGGACCAGGAACCAAACTCAGCCCAAGCATCTGCATGGTTAGAGTTTGGAAGAGTATATTCAACTGAGCAAGTGTCAGGATTGTATCAGCCATTGTCTTTTACCACATATATTATAGCTTTGCGCATCTGGGCTGTATCTATGAGTGGTCTTGATATTTCAACATGCTGGACAGAAGCTCCTTCAGATATTAGCTGATTAAATTGCTTCTTCCCTTTTCCTTTAATCTTCATTGCCTTTCTTCTTGCTGTTTCAAGAGAATTAGGCACCCATCCATTTCGAGAGTCTTCAAACCAATCCCTTGCTGCATTCTGACCGATCATCCCAGCACGCTTTAAGTGCATCTTAGCTTGTGCTGGCTTTTTATCAAGAAGACTCTTTACAGCCTCTCCTAGCTCTGATGTTATTGCTTCCTTGTTTTCTTTTGCTTCTAAGGCCGGTTCAATGACTGGCCTCTTAGGTATTCCTTTCAGCTGACTACCATTTGTATGTATATAGAGAAGTTGAGCATTATTGACTGGGCCTTTCTTCCTTCCTGTATTCTCCTCTGGTATGCCTACATATACTTGCATCTTGGCTATGCTCTTGAGAAGTTCTCCAAGAGGTTTACCATTATCTTGCTTCTTGACAGTGGTTTTAATCACCAGCAGTCCTCACTCCAATGGCCTTATAGTATCCAAACTTTGAATAATCTTTTATCCAATGGATGCTATAAACCACTCCAAAATAATCTATGCTATCAGAAGTTCCAGAGCCACCAGCAGCATTGCGGCTCATGTATATTGGCTTGATTGAGTAGAAAGTAAAAGCCTCTTTGACACGTTCAGCCTCAGGTAAAAGCTCATGCTCCTTAGCAGTAGAAGGAAAAACAACACCCACCATAGAAATTACTTCAGGTACACCTTCCTGCCAGCCCCCAAGAGCAAACTTGCCATTGCTTCGAGTCACAGTGAACTTGGAGGCAAAGAGAGGATTCAAAATCATGCGCCCGATCTGCATCATAATTGCACCGCACACCCACCGATCATTCTGGCCATACGAATATACTGCTGACCATAGGTGGTAAGGTTCCACTGACCAGCCTTGTCTTCTATAGTAGAAGAGGTATCAAAGCCAGCACTCACATCACCCACAGACTGGTTGCTGATAAGACCTGACCCTTGTCCTGGAGCACCTGCTTGGTTGTTCTTTGCTAAGGTAATAAAATGGGCCAGGACAAGAGACATCCCTTGAGTATAAAGCGTTGTCCACTTTACCTCACTGACATAAGCACCAGCAACAGACTCCCAGAATGTCATTACAGTATCTGGATAGTCTACCTTGCTAGCAAACTCAGGGAAGTTCTTTCGGAATGCCTCTTTGTCCATGGCCATGGTTTATTCCTGCACTTTCTGTAAGGCTGCTTCTTCAGCAGCCTTGTTAAGCATCTCAGCCTCTTCCTTGGCTTCAGCAATGATCGTATCAGCCTCTTCCTTGGCAGCTGATACGATCTTCTTGGCCTCTTCCTTGGCAGCTGATATGATCTTCTTGGCCTCTACTGAGGAAGTCTTGCCATCTTCTTTCTTGGCAGCTTCGATCTTCTTGGCACCTGATATGGTAATGTTACCATTCTCAATGTGAGCCTTGACAAACCAGTCATCAAGCACCTCAGAAGGGATGGCAATGCCAAGACCAGAAGGGATGACATGATCATATGATCCTTTCTTTCCCTTCATCTTGACAATGAGTTTTTGTTTCACATCATACTTGTTAGCCATGGGTCATCCTCCTAGATGCCGTCTGCATACTGCATGGTCTCAGGATACACCAGCTCAAGACAGCCAAGCCGTCCAAAGTAGGTGGTCAGCTGGAAGATGCCACGATATTCGAGCGGAGTCCTCTGAAGTGGAACCATCGGATAACGGACACGCTCACGGTCCTTGGTGTAAGCAACCATGCGCTGAGTGGAACCGGCGCCACGGGATTCAAGCCACTTCACCGGAAGGATTTCCAGCTTCCTGCCATTGATCTTGAGAGACAAGCTGTTGTCTTCAAGGTAGGACAGGATGGACTTGTCAGCAAAACCGCTCACCTTCTGACTGATGATGTATGCAAACTGCGTCGGAGGCAAGAGCAGCCGGTCAGGACATACTGCATAACCAGCAGCAGCCCAGGTCGTATTGAGAAGGGTATTGACATCAATCAGGATTTCATCAGGCGTCTTATCAGCCCAGAATGTCGGACCAGCAGCACCAGCAGCCACAGAGCCAGTGGTGACATCAGTGCGATTGAGAAGACCATACCGGCCCAGTTCATCATCACCAATGTACACCATTTCATCAATGTCCATCTGATGCTTCAGCTGAAGGCCGGTGAGCTTCTGAACATCGATGGGACGGCCCAGACGCATGGCACTTTCCAGTTCAGGGATGGTGTAAGATACTTCCATTCCCCACAAGAACAAGGGCTGGGGAGTCTTTGCGATGTCCAGCTGGATGCCAGTGATGGACTTGGTGTCCTTGCCGATCCACGACTTGCCACCAGGCTTGGTGCCGCCGGCAGCTGCAAACGCAGAGTTGGTGAAGCTCGAAGACTCATCAGCAATGCTGACGTCTTCCCGCAGGTCAATATCCCTGCTCCATGTTACTGAAACGAGCGGAGCATGCATGGTCTGATCCAACCGCTCCAGTTCTCCGATCAGGAATGCGCCGGTGCTGTCGATGGTACGAGCATCGAAAGTCATCAGGCTATCCTTTGTGAATCCTCTTTTCTTGATCACGTGCATTTGATCTCCCTCCTTACCTTTCGATGTTGTACGAGATTTCGACAATCCCGTTTGTGTCTGCTGCTCCCATGAAGAAGCAATTGGTGACAGCCTCACACTCGCCAGCATCAGCACCTTCTTCGATGCTGCCCACAGCATTGCCGCTATCCCCCACTGTCACACGGACATATACCTGACCACGCTTGGCAGCAGTCGTGCCGCCGAAGGAGACCATCATATATCCACGCTTGAGGATGTCACACGGCAGTGCGCTGTTCGGAACAGCAGCAGCACCCAGAGCAGAACCAGCAGCCGTTGTCTCCTGCACAGGATACGGCTTTGCGATCAGGCCACAAATGACAGTGGCCGCAACATCTCCACTTTCCAGGATGTGGATCTTGCCATCAACAATCTTCACAAACTCTCCATAGAGAAGAGGAGGATGGGTGGTGTCCAGAATTTCCTGCTGGAGCGATGCCTCAGATACCCTGTTTACCATACCAGGGAATCCTGCAGGCATCCTTGTGACGTATGCATTTCCGAGTGTCATGTTTACTTCCCTCCTTTTCTGGCATCCCAGAACTTTTTGTTAGCATCATTGATGCTTGAAACAGTTACAGCACCCCTCATAATGTCAGAGGTCTTGTGCTGGACATTCTGCTTGCTGCCGATCTTCATGACCTCAGATGCTCCGATGAAGGCAACATCCATGGACTTGCAGTCCATTGTCATGAAGTCTGCCGGCTTGCCCATAAGGAAAGGAGAGATAGCATCCTTGCCATCTTCCGTCTTATATGCAGCATCCAGAGACTTGCGCTTGAGGAAGCAAATGCTTTCATCAAACGTCTTCTTGCTCATGGACTTGATGGAGTCCATGGTGGGCCGGGAAAGGTCAGGTGCCAGAATCGAAGACCGGTACAGGACTTCCTGGAGGATAGGAGCAGCATCTTTGGACTTACCAAAGGGCTTGTCCTTCTCCTCTTCCTCAGCGTCTTCTGTCTCCTCCTTCTTCTTCTTGGCAGCAGCTTCCTCTTCCTCAGCGTCTTCTGTCTCCTCCTTCTTCTTCTTGGCAGCAGCTTCTTCTTCCTCTGCCTCTTCACCTGCATCCTTGAACATCTTGACCAGCTGGGCCACAGATCCTTCAATCTTGTCAAGCCTCTGGTCAACTGTCAAGGAGGCATCCTTAACCAGCCCAAGGTCTTTAGCCTCATCGCTGGTAAGGGATTTGAAAAATGCCTTCAGCTTCTCTTTCATACTCCCTCCTTTTTCGTCTTTCGTTTTTGCATCGTGAATTGCACATAAGCTTCCACATCGTCCTCTGTCTACAAGAGCAATATGATTACCTCTTATGTTCATCTGCTTACCCCTTCCTGCTGCAGTCTCAACATAATCAGCATCATACCCACAGCTGATCTCCTTGATGTCACCTTTCATCACAGAGTCAATAGTGCTTTTCTCCATGATGAGAAGATCTGCATAAAGGGAATCAGCCTCAAGCCCACTACCACGCCGTACATTCTGTGCATGACCCTTAGACAACTCACTCCAATTGTCTGGGGTGACTGCATCCTCAGGATGGTGCATGGTAATGGGCTTGCCCTCAAAAGAGGCAATGGCATCTGCATTGAATACGTCCTCAGCATCCCGTGTAATGATTATTGCTCCACGGCTGTCTGCTGTAATGGGCACTTCTCCCTCATAATAGGTTTGGTCACCAGTGCGAGCGATGGGCACATTCCTACAGATCAGGAAGCCCTCTGGCGTAAGCGATTTATTCTTACTTATGTCAACCTTAGTATGAAAGAGCATGGCGCCGGTCCTCGCTGTTTACTGCTTGATGTAGGTTACTGTACCGACAACTGCAGAGCTTGTACCGGTAGTGGTTGAGCATAGCGTCTTGGCGCTGGGAACCTTTGCAATCGTACCACCATATCCAACAGCCACATTCGTTCCAATGGCAGAGGTTACGCCGACAGTATGGGTAACATCAGCAGCACCAGTATCACAAGGAGTGGTGGTGGTGGTACCGCTCACAAGTTTGAACGTTGTTAGCGTTGTGGTGCCAGTAAGATATGCTGTCAGATTACAGATGTAAATGGACTTAGCAGCAGTTAAGGCCACCACGCTTGAGGTGGTATTTGTACCGGTACTGAAAATGGCACTGCTCTTGGCAGCACTGGGATTGCTGCACGGATCAGCAGCAATCGGATAGATCACCACTGTATCTGACGGACCAGCCAGTGCACTGAATACAGCTACTACAAGAATCAACATCATTGCAAGTACACCAATCTTCTTCATGTTAACTTCCTCCTTTGGGGTTTATATTATAGGACTACTGGAACTATGTCCAGAATGTCCTCGTTGAGTGAAAATTCAACTCCACCAGCTTGCGTCAATTTGTACTTCTCTCCATCCTTATATAAAGCTATGGCATAAAGGCCATCACAAGGAACTTCATCTTTCGTATCGGCTGTCATAAATGTGAAAGAGAGAATTGACATAACACCATCAGCATTGGCACTAATGACTCCATCAAAAGGACCAAGCTGATAGATAACATCATCAAGATTCAATTTCACACCCATACTGGCTGTATATGCTGATATGTCTTTTGATACACCTCCTTCCTTTATCTCCCATGAGAATGTTTTGTGTTCACCTTTTACAATCTTAATAGGAAGAAATTCTGTCTCAATTCCTGGTAAAGAGATTACTGAATATAAAAGACCAAGGAAAGAACCAGATTGTTTGTCTGATATTGCTTCTGTGCTATCAGTGACAGGACTAAATGTGCCCCCTATATCTGATGGAATGGCTGCATCCTTCTTGAGTAGTGCCTTAAAAAATCCGAGAACTGTGTTGATGCCTGTACCTGTGAAGGCACCAATACGATTGTATATTATCGTACTTAGATCACTTAGGGCGAGGAGGGTGGATTCTTTGGCGATGTCTGAAAATTCCCCGTACTGATAATTGCTAGGGTCATCAGTCACATAAACTTCAAATGTTGTGCCCTCAGCCGCCAACGGAATCTCTAGTTCGTACCTGCCAAGGTCAGATAAACCCCACGGGGTAAGGGTTGCTCCTGCTGTGCTCACATCTACTCCTGTGATATTTTTACACCTATTAAAGGTCAAGTCATCTATAACCAACCCAGCAATTCCAAAATCAACGATGATGACCATTGGCTTCTCCTATCATAAAGCTATATAAACCTGCATCACAACGCCAGCAGATGTTCTGTACCACTGACCTGCCACTAACCCACCAGCCAGGGCTTCATCATTGTCTGCATAGGCTGCAAGTGTAATTGGAATATCATACTTGTATGTTGAATTTGTTTCTGCTATTACAATAATATCTGATTGGTCAGTTATCCTATACTTCTGGCCCGGAATTAATATTCCACCAGAAAACTCTGCTAGCTCTGCAGCAGTAACAGAATATGGTCGGGAACCAGCACATAAGTCCTCATGAGAACGAGTAGTGATAGAAATTTGGTTTACTTTGTTCGGGCTTTTAGCAAATGCTGTCATGCTGCCTTCCTCATTTCTATGCCAGCTATTTTCTCAAACTTCGATCTTGTCATGTACTGGATCTGCCCAGCATAGTACACTTTCATCGGCCACTGTAAAGAGGAAAGAGAAAGCACAGGCTGAGGATAACACCGGTCATTCGGCGCATCTCCAGCATGGTAGTGTCCCAATTTACTCTTTACACCAGCAAGCAATTCAGGAGCAGGAGCTTCGCTCCAAGACACAAGCACACCTTCCATATGTTTGTGAGAATTACGTACTCTTCCATCCTTAGAAGTTCTCCATACATACCAGTCCAGGTCTAAGTCTTCAGCCCTAGCTCTGGTCAAGGCGGTGGACGCCTTGCTGGTCTCTGTACGAGCTATCAGAGTAATGCGCTGCTTGGTTAGCTTCTTGACCAGCTTCTTTTCTACTAAGAGCTTGCTGATTGCTTCATACCTCATGCCCTTAGCAGCCAGCTTCTGCACAAGTGCTGTCACCTTCTTTGATACCTCAAGAGGAAGAGAAGAGATAAGGTCAGCGTTGTTTCGTACAAGCTCTTGCACCTTATGACCAGTTACCCCTTCAAGCTCATTTGAGAGCATCTTGTGTATCTGCTTTCCTTCTGTCCCTATGCTAGCTGCTTCTCTCCAAGTGCTGGCAGAAGAGGCATACAGGCCGGTGATCATCCTTCTTGCTACAGTATTGGCCCACTCCATAAAGGTTGGCTTGCTGCTGGCAGATCGAAGCACCTCAAGCTGCTCATCATAGCTGTCCATACCTTCTACAGACTTGCTGAAGAAATAGTTAGCCATCTTCATCATGCTGGATGAGTAGTCTGATTCAATGCGCTTCTTTGTCTGCCAGGATTGTTTGTTCATTCTTCAACTTCCTTTGCTGCTACCTTCTTCTTAGACGCGACACCTTCTTCCTTCTCCACAGGAAGACTGGTCAAAGGGTCAACCTCGTCCTCACCCATATCCAGATCAGGCTCATTCTCAGCCTCAGTAATATCCTCATCAGTTATGTTGGTGAACATACCAGTGATCCTGCTGCTCTGTTTCAATTCCTTAAGCACCAGATGCTTCTTCAATATACCTGAGTTGAATAGGTTGTTAAGTGAGTCACCAATGTTCTTGGCAAGTTCCACCTTCTCTTTATCTTGCATCTGCCAGAGAGGATTGAAGGCAATAGTTCCATCTTCAGGGAAGGGCTTAGACAGAAGACTCATGCTCATAACCCGTAAGATCGTCAGCAAAGGTTCATTCAACTGATAGTTCTGGAGCTTGTTGATATCATCATAATAGAAGCGCAGATCAGACTCCCCAGTGGCATTCATGCCGGTGGGCGACTGACCGAAGAGGCGCACAAGAGGTATTTCACAAGCTCCAGAAAGCTGCTGGCCAAACTGAAGCAGGACATCACTCAGGCCAGAGAAGCTATACTGATGTGCAGCAAACTGATCCTTGCTATCAAGGAGCGTCAGTCCCTCGTTATTTTGCATCAAGCGTATATACTCAAACTGCTTGATGAGTGCTGCTTCCATTACTCCACCAGCAGCAAGAATATCTCGAAGACCATCCACAAGGATAGTGCGCAGGTGCGCCTTGTAGACTAACTGGGCAGTTCCTTGTGTAGTAGAGTCAAAGGCAAGCAGCCGGTCATACAACCTCTCAACCACAGACTCACTCCACAAGTTCTCTGCTTGTTTCCAGAGGGAGGGCAACTCAATACCATCAAAGCGCAACACACGAGTATGATGCACCTTCATGGTAGGAAGAACTGAAGAGGAAGCAATGATATCATAATACTTTGGCATACCGAAGTCAGGACCAAAGTCTTGCACAAGATTGTTGAGAGAAGGATTTAGCAGCCACCGATCTAAAACCAGCAAGCCCTTGAAGCTATCCTTGCCCACTGTTTCTATCTTCAAGGGTTTGTCCATCTTCTGCCCTTCTATGCAGATAATAGCTACAGCACCACCATACAAACGTCCCCACTTAATAGCGTTGGTAATGTTACGCCATACATTGAGGCTGACCATTTTCTTTTGTATGAGGTCTGTGTTCTCTGGCTTGAGTTCTGAGTTGATCTGAATGCCTGCACGAGTCATGTCCTCAGCCTTGGCATCCACGATCTTGCCCACAACCCAGCTGGTACGATACATGGCATCCAACAACACACGGTTACGGGTAAGGAAGCCACCAAAGCCATACGAGCTACCAGAGGAAAGGTTGTCCCCATTACCTACACCCAAACGGGCAAATAAGTTCTGGTATCCATCAGAAGTCATAAATGCTTTGGCTTGCTTGATGGAGTCTTTCACTGCTGCTCTTTGGAATTTAGCTTGCTTCATCGCTCTCCGGTTATGGCTCGTTTAAGATGGGACAAAAGCCTTGTATTAAAATAGTAGAACAGCCTTTTGTCTTCTTTGTGCTTATCATCACAAGCCGGCAAAGACATGGGCTTTTGGTTGCTTGGTTTGGGCTGCTTCATGTTTTATAGATTCTTCAAATGAGTCCCATATACATCCCCACCACATTTTGGACATTGAACCTGTTTAAAATATGGCATTAGCTATTCACCGCCTTCAATAAATTAGAATTGCTACCACGCCTCTGGATATACCCATCCAGCATATAGCGAATGCCATCCCAGTGATGATTATGCTTATCCACAATTACCGGTAGCACCTCACGAGTCACAGGGTCAATCTTATACTTATACATTCTTGTCTCTTGATAGGGATTGAGGCACTTACGATCTAAGGTAGTACATCGCTCATGAATGACTACTTCTTTGAACCCATTGATATGGGCAATGCCATCTTCGACTGAACCCTGCCACTTCTCAGCAGCACTGATATTGAATCCCTGCCGTCGAAGATAGCTGATAGTCTCAGGCCTAGCACAGTCAGCCTTAATGGGCCACTGTCTTGATCCTGGTATCTGATCATACATCGCCGGTATGTCATCAATCTCACACCGTACTTTATGTATGCTATAATCTATGAACAGCGTCTTGTCAATGATGAAACCACGATCTAAGGTATTCGGGTCATTAGCAAAGCCGAAGTCAGCACCAAGGAATAAACGCACGCCCTTCTCAGGAGTAGTAAAGGTATCAATTCGAGCACGCTTAATGATATTAGCATCACTGATCTGCCGGCACTTCCCTTCCCATACCCAGTCATACGTCTCAGGATCAATTGCCCGACATTCTTCCATCTCAGCCCTAAGAACATCAGGGAAGAAAGGATTGTCACGGAAGCCGATCTCAATAACAACAGAGTCCACCGGTGGCTTTTCAACAAACCTCTTCCATGTGGGGTCAGTATCAGCATCAGGATTGAAACTAATCCATATCTCTGAATTGGCCTTGCGGATAGTAGGAATGAGGACATCCCAGCTTTCCTTGCTTACCTTCTCAGCCTCTTCTACCCAGCAGATGTCAATACCTTCCATTGACTTGACTGCTGTTATGTTTGTCTTGAGGCCTGAGAAGATGAACTCAGATCCATTTACTGAGGTGATTGAGGTGAGAGTGATTCGGAAGTATGCCTGAAGGCCAAGAGCATATATCTGCTCTTCAAGAAGGTGATGAACTGACTCTTTGATTGACTTCTGAAATTCACGGGCACAGAGTATGCGGAGTTCCATCTGAAGAGATAAGAGGATAAGGGCACGGGCAATTCCCCAAGACTTAGCGCCACCACGCCCACCATAAAGTATCTTATAGCGGGAAGGAGAGAACAGTGGTGCTAGCTTCTCAGGGAAGTCAGCGTTTATTTCAAGTGTATTTTCTAAGAGTTGTGGAGTCATTACTCTTTCTCAGTCTTCTCCTCAAAACTATAAACACAATCATGAATGACTGTTCCACCACCTTGGTGGCCACCAACACGCTCAGTACCTTCATATCTGCTTGGCAGCATATGAATCATCTCCACAGCCTTCCTGATGATCATCCCATCAGCACAAGATGTTTCCTTCTTACACTTGCCACATTTCTGTTCTATTGAATAACTCATTTCTTGATCTCCTTTGCCTTGACAAGATTAATGCTCACCTTCATGCTAGTCTTTATTGGCCCACCATCTTCGCCGGTGATCTCAGTTTTGTTTGGTAACAAACGGGTCATTGACTGAATCACTACTGCCTTACCTTTGCTAGTCTTGGCAACTTTGATTATGAAATCCTTGCCACCAAGCTCTTCAAACGCATCAAGGAATGCCTGCTTCACTGTAGTGAATTTGTTCGGCGTTCCCTTCTTGCGTCCAGCATTAGGATGTCTTGGTTCGCCTTTCTTGTATAACTTTCTTGGCATATCAATATTGGCTCATTAAAAAGATGATTGGGTCGTACTGAGGGCAAGTATACTCGCCCACTCAGTATGGAGTAAAGGACTATTTCATGACGATCTTCGCCCACCGGTGCAAATTAAAAGGAAAGGAAACTCCACACCTAGTTTATCCCAAGGTTTCTCATGTTGTCTTAAATACACTCTGTATTTGCACCGTAACAACGTTGTGCACCGGATGCTGTAACTTATTAAAAGAAAAAGAAAAACACAGAATTACCGGTGCAAATACTAATTCACTATATTAACTATATTATATTATATATATATGGTATAGGTGTATAGGTGTAGTAATAGTATTAGCTATATAAAGAGGTAGGAGAGGATTTCTACCGGGCACCGGAGGTTTGCAAGTTCCTTCTATATATACTCCTCTTTTTTCTTTATCGGTGGGACCGGTGCACCTTTTTTCCACCGGGATTTCTTCTTAGGTGTAAGATAAAACATATAAAATCGCTTTACTTACCAAATATAATATTATATATTCAGCCCTAGTAATAAAGGCAACTACTATACTGTTTCAAAGGAGACCCAAGATGCCAGTCATTCAAGTTTATGTAAAAGATGCACTCTATAAGGACATCATTACTCTGGACAGCAAGGTCAGATCGAAGATAATAATCACCGCTCTCACAGAGGTGGCAGCAGGAGTATCAAAGCCCAAGGGCTGGGGACTCAAACGTAACCAGACAGAAGAGGCATGGCAAGTTCTTAGACAGAAGAAGTTGAATGAGTATCTTCAGAAGCACTCACTGCCAGATAAGTCTTCAGCAGATAGCAAGAAGCTCATAGCAGAGGTGAAGAAAGAGATAACAGAGAAGATCACAGCTGCTATAAAAAACGCCATATAAAACTTCTTTACTTAACAAAAGTTATTTAATATACTATCGGCTGTGTGTCTCTCCTCCCTGCCCGCCTACAGGCTCTATAAGGGAAGCGCAGCCCTTAAAGAGCCTGGGCAGGGAACCATTATCACGAGAAGAGATAACACAAATGGTGAGACAGGAGATGAACACACATCATGTATTCCCCTAATCAGCAGACTGTTTCAAAATCCAAGAAAAAATTTCATATAGAAGATGCCATCCCCATCACAGCTGCATTTAGCAAGAAGCTGTTTAAGGATTTCATCACTACAAAGAACTATAAGTTTGAGACTCTTACTGCCCATGGCATTATACAAGGCCAAGCTGTCAGTTCAGATAGCTCAGACAAGAAGAGTAAAAACTCATACCCTATCATCGGCATTAAGATGGGTGAGCACAGTTACCATTGTGTCAGCTATACAACCTACCAAGACAATCTCCGCTTCATCAATGCCTCAGATAAGCAGAAACAAAAGCCCGATCTAAATTTGCTTGGCATCAGCATGAGTGCTCCTACAATCTTCTTGACTGAGGGATTCTGGGACATGCTTACGCTGTATGAGATGGAGAGATATGCTATGGCTCTCCCAGGAGTGAACAACTTTCCTGATGAGTGGATGGAGTTGTTTGAAAATAAGGAAGTGTACATTGTATTTGACAATGATAAGCCTGGGCAGGAATATGCAAGAAAGTGGTCAATAAAACTTAGCAGCATTGCTAGGTTTGTAAAGGGCATCCACCTGCCATCGAAGATCGAATACAATGGAGAAGAGATAGCAGTCAAGGACATCAGTGACCTTTACCATAGAACTTCATTGGCATTTGCTGATGGGTTGCTTACTTCTCTCATAGAAGAAGCTGAAGAGGTAGAGTTCAACCCACAGCAGTCAATATCAGAAATAATAAACAGTCAAGGAACAGCAGAGCAGAAGTATGTCAACATAGCAACCTTCATTCAGCAAGACATAGAGAGTAATGGTGGCAAGATAATACCATATAATAGCAGTCAGGAATTTGCCATAGCTCTTAATGGCACTTCTATCTTAACTGATGAGCGTATTCAGACCCACCTCTGTCGTGTGTATGGGTTCCTTCCTTCTGTAACTCTCTGGCGTCAGATATATGACCATTTGTATCAGCTGGCACTCCAAACAACTGATAGCAAGGTTCATACCTTTAGCCATTATGACCATGATGGCGGTCTGCTCTATATAGGTACAAAGAACAATGGCATGATCAGGATAACATCCGATCGAAGTATCAGTGCCATATCTGTAGTGCCTCAGGGCTTTGATGGCATCTATATTCAGTCCAGCAATGACCTTGACCTATCCTTTATAGAAGACATGCACAGGATAAGGACAGGCACTAGCCTTGAGAGTCTCTTCGATCTATTCCTTCATGATGGGGGTGATGCTCAGAAGTTTCTGCTCAAGACGTGGTTCTATCAGACCTTCTTTGAACCGCAGATGCGCAACATCTTATGTGTCATTGGTGAGCCTGGGTCTGGCAAGACTATGCTCCTTAAAATCATAAAGGGCATCTTAAATGGATTCACTGATGGCCGGTTCAATCCCAACAGCATCCCAGAAGAGGACTACATATTCCTTGAGATGATCAAGTCTTCCCGCCATTTGTTCTTCGATGAGTTCAATGAGAGTGACCCAAGTATCAAGACAAAGTTCCGCATGCTGGCTACCGGCGCTGAGTCTGTCTTCCGTGAGAAGTATGCACGGAAGAGTATCAAGTTCAGGCCAAAAGTATGGCTGGCTGTGTCTGCTCACTCACCAAAGATTAGAGAGAATGATATTGCTCAGCGTCTTTGTATCATTCGCTTATCCCATCCAGCTAAGAAGACAAAGTTGATCAATGAGTTTACCTTCTATAATAACCTAGAAAAAGAACGTAGCACAATCTGGTCAAGCTTGCTCTTGAACTTGAATAGCATACTCGCTAACCTCAAAGAGAATGGCAATGCGCAGATCGAATTAAAGAACTATTGCCGGCAGGTGGAGATGGCTGACTTCGCATTCCAAGTCTTCCCGAAAGAGCGTGAGGTTTGCCAGCAGACATTCGAGAATATGAATAAGCTCCAGGAAGGATTCAGTGCTGAGTTTGACCCATTGCTTGACCTGCTAGATGACTGGATGATCCAGAGCAGTAAGAACTATCATCAAACTGGCAAGGTAGTGATAGCAGCAAAAGACCTATACAACGATCTCATGCCTTTGGCAAAAGATAAAAATCTCAAGAGCTTCCCTATAAGCATCCAAGGTTTTGGGAAGTGGATCCATGGGCGTGTGACTGTACTTGCTGAGATGTATGGGTATGAGCGTTATAAAAACATAACTACAAACTCATGGCAGTATACATTTAACATTCGAGAGAAGATTGCTGGCGAGAAGGAGGTATTTTGAGATGGTTACAATAACTTTGCTGATTGATGGATGGAGAAAAGATGTGGAGATATCAGATGAACTTTTCAGGGCCGGTGTGGTTGAAGTCACTCCTTCTCCTTTCTCTCTTAATACGAAAGTCATCAGATTTTATCGTGACTATCAAAACACTGGTGTGCATCACTCTTTAAGGCTAGTCAATAATGGCTAGAATATTTGAGGGATACATCAGCCCGTATGACGTAAACATGCTCATGAAGGGTCCCAACGCTAATGGTGACATGCTCCACCTTGGAGTTGTGTATAAAGAAAAGCGCAATGAGAACTATATGCATGTGAGACTTACATTTGAAGAGATAAAACCTAACTCTAAGAAAGAGGAGGACACACACAATGAAACAGAAAAGGGAAAAGAGAAAGCACGATCTAAAGGTGGGAGAGGTTGAGTTCAATCGTATCCAAGAAGGTGGACAGAAATGTATCATCATCTTTAGCATTGGTCAGTTCCAAGTTGGTGATGATTTGGTGCTGACTGAAGTTAAGTCAGATATTCGTAATGCTGGTGATGCTATTTATTTTGCTCCCACAGGACGTACATTCAAGACCTTCATCACAGATATCATACAAGGATTTGATGTGGTGGGCCTTATTGGTGGGTATGCCATCCGTTCCCTTTATGGTGGTGGCTTCCTTGAGATAGCTAAGGAGCATAAAGAACATCTTGAAAATGCCAAGTGTGTTGGAGCGTTTGAGGAGTCAGGCCCAATATCAGAGGAGTCAAGGCAAGCACTGGGTAAGTCCATGCCAGAGATAGTGGCTGAGACTGAAGAGGGAAGACTGCCATGAGCAAATACATGGAGAAGGGAATTAAGAAGTCATGGTTCAGAAAGCTCATGGATAGGTTGGCTGGACTTTCCTTTCAAATACCTATGAATAGGAAAGAGAAGAGAGAGAAGTCATGAAGACCAAAAAGCCAAGCAAGGCCGCAGTCATAGCAGAGCAGAAGCTAGAGCAAGGCTATCAAGACAGCATCACTAGCGGTTGGCCCAAGCCTTTGCCGGCTGCACATAGAGAGGGAAGACACTGGGAGTGCCCGATCTGCGTTGGCAGACTTACCATCCAAGGAGTTGGCCATCTCTACTGCAATAATTGCAATGAGTATTATACTGTCACCCAAGATGGTGACTTGGAGAAGACATCATGCCCATTATAATATATGCCATTCTGCTTGGTTTGTTTCTTCTTGGCCCTGGCTGTGGTAATCATACAAAGATCACCTACCATGAAGTAACTCCTGAGCAACTTCTGGCTATATCTGGTGGTGCATCTAATTTGGGGCATGCCCGATGGAAGGACTATAAATATGAGGTGTTGTGTGATATCTCTCTCATGTCAGAAGATAGATACAGCCCAGATTGCTATACTGCTGTGGTGAGGCATGAGAGACGCCATTGCTATGAGTTTAATTTTCATCCTGGGATACCAGAAGACATGCCGGAGTGTTTTGGCAAATGAACCTAACAATTGAGAATGGCAAGTTCATGCTTCGCTTTCCTTATGATGCTGCTCTGGTAACTCAGATCAGATTAATGAATTGCGGCATTTTCAATAAGGTATACAAGGCATGGGAGTTTCCCCTCACTGCTGTAGCCTATAAGAAGCTCAAGGCATTAGGTCTGAGTCATCCTGAGGTAGAAGAATGGCTGAAGAAGAGAAAGAAGGTCATTCACATCTACAAGCATACTTTTAAGACAGAGTGCCTTCCACATCAGATTGAAGCTCTCGAGTTTACTCTCACAATGTTTGGCATGAAGGTGAAATGAAATGAACACAATTTCAGAATCAGTACAAAAAAGATTCTTCAGCAAGATCCAAGCACTCAAGAAAGTTGATCCCAGTCCTGAGGTCTATGATGATTGCTGGTTATGGCTAGGTGGATGCACTAAGAAAGGGTATGGTGCTCTCTGGTTTAATGGTAAGGCAGAGTATGCCCATCGAATAGCTTATTGGATTGTAAATGGCATCTCTTCTATTCCTTCTTATCTTTGTATTCATCACAAGTGTATGAGAAGGCATTGTGTCAATCCAGATCACATAGAATTAGTTCCTTATTCAGTCAACAATCATATAGAGAATAGGTGGCCAAATGGCTAAGTGTAAAGTGCTTCATTGTCAAAAGTCTTATCTGGGATATGTCTCGAAGATCTGTGCTGTATGCTGGGACAACTTTGAGGTATGTCCTGATTGCTTAGTCAGGTATGAGAAGGTAGTCTGTAAGGATTGTATTGCTGAAGGTCTTAGGGATGATTCAGTTGATCTTCTCAAGTCACAGGTGGATAAGTACAGTCTCAAGCAAGTCATGAAAGATCGAAGCGAAAAGGAGACAGAAGAATGAACGCACAGCAGCTACAAAATGCAATCGCAGCTTGGAGTGATAAGACCTTTGGGTCAAGCATCTTAGATCGTCATGGCAAGCAGATGCCAATAGATCGAAGAAATGGCATGCTCAATCATATGCTCAAGGAAATAGAAGAGCTAAGAGCAAAGCCAAACTCACCCACAGAGATGGCAGATATTTTCATGCTGCTCTTAGACTATGCTGCCCATTCTGGGGTGACAGTGGACATGCTCTTTGATACCACTCTCAAGAAGCTGGCCATTAACATGAAGCGTAAGTGGGGACCGGTCTTGCCTGATGGTTCTGTGGAGCATGTGAGAGAAGAGAAATGAAATGGGAGTAAATAGATATAGACAAATCATGGGAAGAAATGTCCAGAACAATCTAAGCGCATGAAAATGAATAATCCAATGTATAATAAAAAGCATTATGATAAAATGATGCTAGGATTGAAAGAATATTGGATTAAAAAGAAAGGAGGTGATGCCAATGCCACGTCCAGAAGATAAAAAAGAAACTCTATTGAGTTTTGGAGTTGCACTCTTGATGGACATGGGCTGAAGAGCACAATGAAGACAAAAGTCATCATTGACACCGGCGAAATCCTCAACTCCATTGGCCTTGTCCAAAAGGTCTTAGTTGTCACCATCCTTAACATTGTTGATGGATGGGGAGGAGAAGGCGGTCAGCTGGATAAACATTCTTCCCGATCCATTTGGGCATCAGCCATAGGTAGCAAGAAGGAACGGCTGAGAGCTATAGAAGACATTAACACTTTCTCAGAGAGCAATCCTGATACTCTCTGCTGGGTGCTTATAAATGCTGAGGGACTTGATAGTGTACTGCCTGAGTTGCTCAGATCGAAGTTTGACCTTGTGGTGGTGGATGAGTCTACAATCATAAAGACCCGTACAGCAGGACGCACAAAGACCATGGTGGAGTATTTTAAGAAAGCACCATTCAAGATAATCATGACCGGCAATCCAATACCCAAAGGTGCTGATGAGGCTTTCTCTCAGTACCACTTTGTGGATGAAGGGGTATTTGGTTCTAAATATTATCCTCATGTTGAGAGATATTTTGATGTAGACTATTTTGGCAAGGTGCTCTCAGTAAAGGACCCAGAGGGATTTGATGAAGAGCTTTACAGCATTGCCTATCGGGTGAAGAAGTCTGACTGCCTTTCCCTTCCACCAAAAGTTTATCAGACTGTCTATGTTCAGATGACCAAAGAGCAGGAGAAGTCATACCAAGCCATGTATGAGGATGCTGTATCATCTTATGATGACTTCTCATGTGCTGCTCCGATGGTTATTACAAAGTTCCTTCGATGCTCTCAGATCGCAGGTGGATTCTTCCCAGGAATTAAGCAGAGTGAAGATGGAAGTGTTGGTGAGATGGATGCTAGGCCGATCTTGCCAAACCCAAAACTTGAGTCATTGGTTGAGGTGGTTGGCCAGTTACGAGAGCAGAAAGAGAAAATTGTCATTTGGGCACGTTTCCGAAAAGAGATCGAATCTATCCAGGAGCGTATGCTGAAAGAGGGACACCGGTCAGTAGTTTACTATGGTGGTGTAAACTATAAGACAAAGGTTGAGGCCAAGCAGAAATTTAATACTGGTGGAGCAGATATTTTCATAGCAAATGCCCAGAGTGGTGCCAGAGGTTTGAATGAGCTTGCTGGTGCCTCTTATGTCATTATTTATTCCAACGACTACAGTGCTGAATGCCGGCAGCAGTTGGAAGATCGAACCACAAGACCTGGTATGAATGAAGCCATATCTTGTACTTATATAGATATGGTATGCCGTGGCACCATAGATGAAGACTGTCTTGCTGTACTTCAATCTGACAAAGACTTTGCTGAGATAATCCTTTCCCGACGAAATAGGAGGAAGTAATGAAATATAATATAAGTTCTGATGGATATAGAATAAGATATAGAAATGCCAAGGCTGTATTTGAACATAGAGAAATAATGGAAAAGATTTTAGGAAGGAAATTAAAACCTACAGAGCACGTCCATCACAAGAATGGTATAAGGCATGACAATAGAGTTATTAATCTTGTAGTGCTTACTAATAAACAACATGGTAAATATTCTTGGAAGAATGGCAGGAAGACAGACCCAAGATAGTTTCGATTATTCTAAACTAATTTTTAATGCTTAAAAAAAAACTGTATTATTTTGTTTACTTTTGTTTCAGGATTTAGTATACTTTACTTACATAGAGCAAGGCTTGGACAAACCGGACATCCACCCGACCAACTCCTGCTCCAAAAAACAAGGGCTGAAGCCAGCAAGGTAAGTAAGGGGCTCAAACGAGATTCCCCCAGATACCCCGCCCAAAGGAGAAAGTAAAATGAAAATATTAAATCGTTGGACAGGGAATTTAATTATTGAAGTGGACCTCTGTGGCGCAGACCTCTGTGGCGCAGACCTCTGTGACGCAAACCTCTGTGACGCAAACCTCCGTGGCGCAGACCTCTGTGACGCAGACCTCCGTGGCGCAAACCTCTGTGGCGCAGACCTCCGTGACGCAAACCTCTGTGACGCAAACCTCCGTGGCGCAGACCTCTGTGACGCAAACCTCCGTGACGCAAACCCAGAGATGGCAAGACGCCTATGCTCATCTTAGATCGAAAGGACTGGACAAATGCCAATGGTCATCTCTCAGGAGTCCACTCAGCAGAAGAGGTAATCAAGCTTCAACCAATACCCCAGAGCAAAGCCCAAAGGAGAAAGTAAAATGAAAATATTAAATCGTTGGACAGGGAATTTAATTATTGAAGTGGACCTCTGTGACGCAGACCTCCGTGACGCAAACCTCTGTGACGCAGACCTCCGTGGCGCAAACCTCCGTGGCGCAGACCTCTGTGACGCAAACCTCTGTGACGCAA